CACGGGCGTTCCAGTTCAAAGTCATTCTTACGTCAGATGACACAGCACAGAACGTGTTGGTTGATGAGTTGGGTTATGTAGCTGAACTGCAGCAGCGAACAGAGCAAAGCTCTTCGACTATTGCCAGTGGCACGTCAGCCAAAGCCGTCACCTTTGCAAATGCCTTTTTCACTGGCACTAGCACGCTTGGTGGGGCGAACAGCGCCTTGCCCACAATCGGCATCACGCCTCAGAACATGGCGACAGGCGATTATTTCGAGCTGTCCAGCATTTCGCGCACCGGCTTCACGGTCACATTCAAAAACAGCAGTGATGCGATCGTTAACCGCAACTTCGATTACATGGCTACCGGGTTTGGCAAGGCCGGGTAAAGTGTCAGGAAGAGCGCAGTAAAGCCCCGTGGCGACTCATGACTATTCATTAGCCAATCAAAGCGGTTCGGCATTCCGTGGTGATTTAAATAATGCGCTGTCAGCTATTGCCACCAACAACAGCAACTCAACCGATCCAGCGACCACTTTTGCCCACCAGTGGTACGTAGACACGGGTGACGACACCCTCAAGATTAGAAACGGCGCAAATAACGCTTACGTCAACGTCAGTGCTGTTGGCGGTGTTGGCTCAGTAAATCTGGGCCTTGCACTTGCTGCATCACCGACCTTTACCGGGACGGCGACGTTTGGCGGCAACGTATTGCTGAGCGGCACTGGGGTGCTTGACCTTCCGGTTGGTACGACTGCACAGCGTCCGGGCACCCCTAACAACGGGATGATCCGGTACAACTCATCGCTGTCTAGGTATGAGGGATACAGCGGGTCAGCATGGGGCCAGCTTGGCGGCGGAGCAACGGGTGGTGGAACGGATAAGGTGTTCTATACCAACGACCAATCGGTCGATACAGATTTCACTTTGACTGGGACTCTTAACGCAATGTCAGCGGGGCCAATAAGTATTGCCAGCGGTGTTACTGTGACAGTAAGTTCCGGGGCCACTTGGACGGTGGTTTGAGATGAGCACAGTCAAGGCAGCCAACTTACAGAACACGGGCAGCGGTGCTCCGACATTTCAGAACAGCTCTGGTACGGAGATCGGTCAGCTTGCTAGAGCGTGGGTGAATTTTAACGGGGAGAACACTGTCGCGATAAGAGATAGTTTTAATGTGAGTTCAATTACTGATAATGGGACCGGCACCTATACGGTTAATTTCGACAATGCCATGCCAAACGCTAATTATTGTTTTGCAGGGTATTTGGATAATGCACCTAGCCGGTCTGGCGTTTTTGGTGCAAGCGATTCTGGCCACATGCCAAATTTCCAGACCACCAGTGCTCTCATCCATACCATGTTTATAAGTGGCACTAACGGGCAAAGCAGCACGATGGACGTTGTAATTGCTCATTGCGTATTTTTCGGAGATTGATTCATGAGCACACTTAAGGTCGCCACTATCCAAGACACGTCGGGCAACAACAGCTCGACACCTGCAGGGATTGCCTCTGGCACGGCAAAGGCGTGGGTAAACTTTAATGGCATTGGCACTGTTGCAATTAGGGACAGTTTTAACGTCAGCTCTCTTACTGACCATGGCCAAGGCGATCATCAAGTTAGCTTCACTAATGCAATAGGAAACGCAAATTATTGCGCTCAGGTTTCCTGCGGCGACCAGGATGATTGGGATAGATTTGCCCAAGTTTATGAAACCAACACTTCCTATTTAAGGATGCGAACAGTTAACAACAACAGTGATGTTTTAAGAGACCAAGCAGTTAACTGTGCCACTATTTTTTCTGATTAAGCCATGAGCACACTTAAAGTCAACAACATCAAGGACGCCAGCGGTGGCACGAGCAATCTGAAAATTGATGGCGCGGCCAAAGCGTGGGTAAACTTCAACGGCACTGGTACGGTTGCCATTAGAGATGATTTAAATGTCAGCTCTATAACTGATAATGGCACTGGACAATATACAATTAATTATACTAATGCTTTTGCTAATACTAATTATTCTGTAGTCGGCACGGCTGATGGTACTCATAACGGGTCTATCGTTAGCATTGGCCATAATGACAATGACAACTCAGGTATACAAACTGCAAATACGCGAATGGAATGCCGAGGCGGCGATGGCGACCCTTCCGCTAAGGACCCAACATTATTTTGCGCTATCGCTATTTCTAGCTAATTAATCATGAGCAAACTTACGGCTCTTGCTACGATTGACCCACTGACGTTTCTGTCATGAGCGACAAACGCATCATCTTCCCCAATGACGATGGCGGCGTGTCTGTCATCGTTCCATCTGACAACTGCGGCCTTAGCGTCGAGGCCATCGCCCGCAAGGACGTACCGGCTGGCAAGGCTTATCAGATTGTGGATGTAGCGGACGTGCCTAGCGACCGTTCATTCCGCAACGCCTGGACTTACACGGAGAGCTGAAATGCCAATCGGACTTGACCTGTCCAAAGCAAAGGACATCCACCGCGACAACATCCGCGCTGCACGCTTGCCTCTGTTGCAGGCAAAAGATCTTGAGTTCCAACGCGCTCAAGAAACCAGTGCTGACACCGCTGCGATCGTCACAGCCAAGCAAGCCTTGCGCGATGCACCTGCGGCAGCAGCTATTGACGCAGCAAAAACTGCTGACGAACTCAAGGCAGCTTGGGACACCAGCCTCTTAGGCGATAGCCCATACGCCTAAAAAGGGTAGACTTGCCCCAAGAGGTGCGTCATGGCTGTCAGTCCTGGAACCTACAATTTCACCCTCCAACGCGCTAGCGATTGGAGCGTGATTCTGCAGTTCAAAGACAGCACTGACACCGCGATCAATCTGACTGGTTACACCGTCTATGCGCAGGCATGGAACAAAGATCGGACAACTAAACAAGCTGATTTTGCGATTGCGTACACAGACCGCACTGACGGCAAGGTGACTATCAGCCTGACGGACGCTCAGACGAAAGATTTTATTGACGAGGTGTACTACGACGTGCTGTTGGAAGACGGCAGCGAAAAACGGGAGTATTACTTGGAGGGCGTTATCTTTGTTTCTCAGGGATACACGAGGCCATGACAGCAGTCAACGTCACAACTGACGGCAAGACAACGGTCGTTGAAGACACCAAAACCAACACCGTCACGGTCACAACAACTGGCCCTCAAGGCCCTACCGCTGCTGGTTTTACCTTCAATGGAACGGGTAAAGTAAACAACAGCATCGTCTATTACGACTCATCTGCTGAGGAGTTTAAGGCGGACAACACCACCACTAAACTGAGCCTCGTAGAGGGCGGGAACTTCTAAGCCATGGCAAACACCATCCGCATCAAGAAGCGTGCTGCCTCTGGCGCAGATGGCGCACCAAGTTCGCTTGCTAGCTCGGAACTTGCGTTTAACGAGTCAGATCTGAAACTGTATTACGGTTTTGGTGATAACGGCTCAGCTGAAGCCACCTCAGTCATCACGGTTGGAGGCTCTGGGGCGTTCTTCTCCAAAGGTGATGCAAAGGCCGCAAACCTTGTTTTAGCTGGCCCGACAACAGGATCTGACGCTAACCCAACTTTCAGGTCTTTAGTCGCTGCTGATATTCCCAGCATCGCCCACACCAAGATCAGTGATTTTGACACTGGTGTGCGGACTAACCGCTTGGATCAGATGTCTGCCCCAACGGGCAATGTTGACATCAACTCCAACAAGCTGACCAACGTCACTGATCCAACTTCGGCGCAGGATGCAGCGACCAAGGCGTATGTCGATGCGGTCAAGACTGGCCTGGATGTCAAGGATTCAGTCAAGGTTGCCACCACGGCCAACATCACGCTGTCTGGCACGCAAACCATTGACGGCGTTGCGGTTTCTGCTGATGAGCGTGTGCTGGTCAAGGACCAGTCAACTGGATCTGAAAACGGGATCTACGACTGCAAGGCTGGGGCCTGGGCACGTTCTAGTGACTTTGACGCAAACAGCGAAGTCACGTCTGGCGCGTTTGTCTTTGTTGAGCAGGGCACTGCTAGCGCAGACGCTGGCTATGTACTGACAACCGATGGAACAATCACGGTTGGCTCTACTGCGCTGAGCTTCACGCAGTTCTCCGGCGCTGGTCA